AATAAGCAGAAGCCCAATTGATCTTGTGAGAATGAGTGATCACGATAATATCACAAGCTGCCATGATCCAAAAAGGTCTCATTTTAAATGTGCCAAACAAGAGGCTAGAACTGGTGGAGCCATAGCATACGTTGTTAAGAACTCAGATATAGTTGGTGTCGATATACAAAAACCCGAACTATTCAAAGACAAAGACAGAAAAATAGACGGAATAGTTCCTCTTGAAAGATTAAGACTAAGAAGATTTAATAAGGGTGAAATAGATCTACTACTACCAGAACTTAGCACATACGGAACAAGTCATATAGGGTTTTATGATGCGGTTAAAAATTGGGCTAAATCAGCTCAAAGTAATAATATAGAAAAGATGAACCCCGAAGAAGATTATGATAAATTTGATTTAAAAGGTGGAACCTATCAAGATACTCCCGCAGATGAAATTTGGGGAGAATTTTTTGGAAAGAAGTTTTCTAAGAATAGAAAAACTAGCAAAGATGAAAAAGAAGAACGTAAAGATTCAACAAGCGGAGACGATCTTGATGAAGATGCGGGAAGACAAATAGGAGAGCACAGTGCTAGCTGGAAACATTTTCATGTATATCATGATGTCACAGATGATTATGATGGAGAAGGCGGAGCTTATTTAAGTTATAGTGCAAGCGTCAGCTTTACAATACCCGCCAGGGAAACTACTGAAAAATTTGAAAAAGCTTTTGTTAATTGGAAAGATCAAGGAGAGTTAGAGAGTGCAATAAAAAGATCAATTGATATGTATTCAATAACCGATATTAGTTGGGATTATAACCAAGAATATCATGTAGTAAATTTATCAATAGATAATGAAGGTTGGACTGTTGGTGACCAGCTCACAGCACTCGAACAATTCTTAGACTACATAGATGATTTAGATGGAAACTATGAAACTCACGTTCAAAAAGTTTATGTTAAATTAATCGAAAAAGGCTATATGAAAAGCCCGAAAACTGATTTCAACTTTAAAAACTTTGAAGTTGAAGTTGATGATGAAGAAGGCGATGTCACAATGCGCAGTATACCAGAAAAGGTTGGTTATTTGAAAGATTATCTGGTTGATAACTCTATCGCAGATCGTAATTATAGTATACAGCTATCAATATTAAAAGATAAAATATTCAACAATCCAAATATAACTTCAATACCATTCATAGATACTAAAAGTATAGTGTTGTATATGCCCAAAAATACTACACAAGGTTGGTATGATAATAAGGCTGCGTATTTTGATGCAGATAGTCCACCTAAATCTGAAAGAAAACTCACAGGATATGTTTATCTTGAGTTTTCCAAGAGCTTTAAACACTTAGATTATGATAATAAATCTAAGGTAATAGCTCAGATAAAACAACTTGATAAAAACTGGGATTTTTATATGAAAAGACTCAGTCAAATATTTGAATTGACTGTTAAGGGAGAAATAGAGAAAAGAAATAGAATTTTTGCCGGAAAGCCAAGAGTTCCACAAATAAAGTCTCAATATACACAAAAAAGAATTAATTTTGAAGATTTTATTAAAAACAAAGATGACAACAGGAAACATATATAGTTTGTGCCAAATAAACCTTATTATAAATACAATCTAAACCTAGGTTCCACTACAGGTAATATATCAATATCCTACAATGGTAATCCAGGAAGTGCAAACCCTACTCCAATACCGGTTAAATTTCAAATAACCTGGAATAGTGTTGTTTATACAAATGGGTTTAAGGGAGATGGTTCGTATAACACACAACTGGTATCAGCAGGCTTTACAGCAGCAACACCATATTCAAGTGGATCAACAGACAGCTTGACTTTTAATAAAAACCTGGCAACTCCGTCTAGTGCTGTATTGGAAATTTTTCTTCCAATAAACAATTCGCTTGCCGACTTCAGCATAATTTGTCCAGCAGCACCAACAGCAACGCCAACAGCCACCCCTCCTGGATTTACACCAGGACCAACAGCAACACCAGGACCAACAGCAACAGGAACACCTGGACCAACAGAAACACCAACCCCCACACCAACACCAACGGAAACACCAATGGCTACACCAGAAGCACCAATGTGTGGAATTTGTGGATTCGGCGCACCTGGTGGCGGCTTAGGCGGTTCATAGTAAATGAGGAAAAATATGTCTGAAAATAATTTTAAAATATTAGCTGATACCCCTACCCCTACACCAACTGACACTGCTACTCCTACACCAACTGGTACACCAACAGCTACTCCCACCCCTACCGCAACTCTAGCTGGTGGAATGACAAACTTAGTAGCACAATTAATGGGTCAATACTGTTTTTATGATATATTAAATGGAAAGCCAAGCTATAAACACAAAGACACTGAATCTTATATTTATTGGAAACAAGGCTTTTGGAACATAGGAATAGATAGAAATTTAAAAGGATATGTAGCGGTATCATCATCTCTTAGTGAGCCTCCACAAACTAATTGGATAAATATTGTTGGCTCTACTAATTTTGCTGGATTCACTAGACCAGGTTATGCAGACCCTGGAACACTCAGCAATTTGACTGTTATTTCTATGAGCGAATGCCCGGCTCCTACACCCACGCCTACAGCAACTCCTCCGGGTTTCACTTATCCACCCACAAGCACTCCTGCTGCTACAGCAACAGCAACTCCTACAGCAACTCCTACCTCCACAGATATAGGTCCATCTCCAACTCCAACTGGAACACCAGGCGCATCACCCACTCCAACCGTCACAGCACACATTCCAGCAGGATATCTTGTTTCTGGAACTCCTTTAGATATTAGATGTTGTGGAAGTATGGGTTCAGGAGGAGAAGTACATTTGTTTTGGGATGGATTTGTCAATGCAAATATAGGATATGATGCAAACACCTTAGAGGGTGCATATATTATGTTTGATGACAATTTGCAAATTAAATCTCAGGTGACACCTGCAGAGGGCGAGAAGATTGATCATTATGCAATAGAATGGATAGAAATACATCAAGATGATAGCGTTCACGCCATATTATCCGAAAGAAAACAGATATGTCATTATCCTGGTACAAACGTAGCATCTTCTTTCATTACAATAGGAAAGCCCAAAGCAGCATATGCCGCTACAAAATGCAACGAAAACAGTGGGAATGCGATTATCTGCGGAGATTGTAAATCTACTACTGTCTGGTGTTTGTATAGAATAAATTATATACAGCCTTTATTTAAAACTCTTAAGTATTTCGGTGGATTAAATTGGGAGGCAATGAAATATATCGCAGGTTTAACGATCAGTAAAAATGGAGCAAATGGTCCAATAGGAGCAAATACTAGTTTTTATAATGGACCTCATTATAGACCATCGAGTGCATCTGTAGCAGGAGCATACAACACAGGATCGTTAGATAGCGGTAATGGAATGAATGTATTTTCAGGCATAATAGCCAATTCTTTCATTTTGGAAGAATATAAAAACTCTGGTGAATTCGATATTAAAAATACCATAATAGATAGAATGAATTTGGTGGCAGAACCTTACAATGGAGGCTCAAGCGATCCTTGTTGTAACGCCAAAGATTTTGAGTTTATGAATGGAAATTGTCCAAAAGAACCAACTAATGATTGGTGGATAGTACCAGACTGTAATTGCGATAGATTCCCAGAAGACCCAGGATATGGTGCTGGTGGACCGTTTGGAACTGAGGTTGAATGCTACAGAAACACAACTTGTGGATCTAGCTTTAGATGTTTAGATGGAAAATGCCAAGAAACTTATTATGGATATTATCCAACAATTGTAGACTGTATTGTTAATTGTCCATTCCCAAGAGTTACTCCTTCACCCTCATCACCACCTCCAACATCACCTCCAACCATTTATTATTATAAGTGTGATGGTTCAAACTGCATAGACTGTGAACAAAATCCAAGTTCTTGCACAGACAAAGACTGTGATAATCCCAATTATTATTGCTCCACAGTGAAAAATACAGCAAGTCAAAACTGCACAAATAATTGCTTGCATGAAGGGGATTGTTTTGACACAATGGGATGTCATTTCCTTTGGGGTGCAGATTCTTGGTCAGTTTCAAGTAACGACTGTCCTAGTGGATGTGGTTGTCGTTCTATTCAAGAAATAAACATAAGCTTCCCACCAAGTAGTACCGGGTATCCAGGCGCCATCCTTGATGAAAAATGCTGCGGTTATAACTCGCAGAGTACATTAAGATGTCAAAATCCATACCCAGGTTTCATGTTTGTATCAGAAGACCGCATAGAATGGTAATAATAAAATGACAAGTTATTCTGTGTATGTTGGTGAGAAAGATTGTGGATTTATAATTTCCGACTCATTATATGAAGCGGAACAAAGGGCATATGATCTATATCCCGAAGAAGAAAAAGATGAGATTACTGTTTCTTTTGCAGAAATTATTACTTTGCAAACCAAATAGTATATTTGACTTCTCTATTGTTCTCAGAAACACTCCATAAAAAAGTATCACACTGATCTATCTTTGATACGAAGTCTATAACAAAACTAGTTGTATCCTCAGAAACAGGCATCACAGAGGATTGCCCAGAGCTTTCTTTATTTACTACTTTAACTATTTTTACATTTGATGGTTTGTAGTAATCGCTTGTTCTAAACGCTAATATAACGTTTAGAAACAACGAAGTTATTAAAATATATGTGTGAAAGTTTTTCATGACTCTTCAGTTTTTGATGCTGCTTCTTCAAGAAGCTTGTCTACAGCATCAAGATATTGAGATTCGGTGATAACACCACAAAGATACATTGTGTATAAATCAGCTTTTTCCATGACAACTCCTTTAAAGTATATCTCTAACAATATATATATATTAATATGAAACTATATTTTAAACAATATATCAACGAAGCTATAGAAGTAGACACTCCAGAAGCCAAAGAATTAAGAAAACTGGTTGATACTGGAGAATACCGATCTGGTGACTGTTATGTTTGCTCAAGACGCTTTGCAATGAAGATAAATGGAGATTATGTAGAAGGTGTTTTAATGGGAGGATACCCCAGAAGAAAGATTCTTCATGCTTGGGTTGAAAAAGATGGCTTTGTGTATGATCCTACAACACCAGAAGCACTACCCAAAGAAGAATATTACAAAATATACAATGCTAAATCCCATTATAAATCAGATGGAGTTAAAGCAACTTTAAAATCATCAAGAGAAAATAAACCAGGACCGGTTGGAGAAGTTCCAGAGGGATTTGAATTCAAAGATGGTGTGTGGAAATCATGACTTGCACTTGCAGTTTTTGCAATCACAATTTTCGCAATCACACTTAGAGCAATCTTTTTGTTTAGAACAAGCCGAACATGAGCATTCACATTTATTTTTTATCCAATTTTTGAAATTCATAATTTTCCTTAATTAAGATAATCTAAATCTGTTACTGGCACTACTCTTAGTGGATCACCGTATTCAAAGCCATAATCTGCCGGATCAAGGTTTGTTGGATCTTGTGATCCGTTTTCGTCCCAATCGCAATATATCACAACATATCCAATTGTACCGTCAGGTGAATTTCCACCGACAGCAACCTCAGATTGAGGGGTAATTTGTTTTACAAGTCTCCAAGTAACCATACGTAAGCCATTTGATAGTTCTAAGTGAATTGTGTTGCCCAAGTCCTGTAGTTTTGTTCCAACTCCAAGATTATAACCATTTTCATCGTCAGCCGAGATTGATGTTTTGATAAAAGTAGCATCAAAAAAGTCATATAATTTGTCGCTATCTGTGAATATTATTTTGTTGCCAACTTCTACCATCGAAGGATCAGAAATTCTAATATCTTCTAATGCAGAATTAACATCAGAGATTGGATAAAGCCAAATTGTGTTAATAACAGTATTCCAGAATTCTGGATTAGCATATTTAACAATATCGTCAAAACTTTCACCATCTTTTAGTCTTCCTACTTTTTTTCTGTTTCCCTCACTGTCAACAACCATTATGTCGTTGAATGTTCTTTGAAGGCTAACTCCGTTTAATAAAGAGCTGTCTAAGCCGCCTTCGGATGCTAAATTTACTACGTCTGGTGTTAGTTTAACTATATAATTTGACATAAAATCTCCTATTTTAAATATATATTATTTTAATACATATATTATTATGAAATTCAGAAAATGGGTAGAAAACAAAGAAAACAAACCAACTATAGCTTATGGTGGATTCTTTAAAGACGGCAGAGTAATTGTCTATGTCGATAGAAAAAGATACGAATACGTAACAGATGCTGTTTATCACGAAAAATGGAAACGAATGATCGCCAGAGCTCCATTTAAAGTATTAAATGAAATTAAGAAATTGGCTATTAAGCAGCCGGGAGAAGATTCAAAGAATTCGAATTGATCATATACGCATTAATCGTTTGCATTCCCTCTAATTTCCAAGCTTTCCAAACACGATGATTGCCATCTATAATTTCCCATTTACCGTCTGGGCGCTCTAATACCAAGATTGGAAATGATAGATTTGCATTCTCACATCTTTTATGCCACTCCGAGTTTTTTTCTACGTCTATAAACAAATTTTTTGAATCAATATATTTGTTTTGAATATCTGATATGTTTAAAGCAACTGGACGTAGATTCTGTTTAGACCAGTCGGCAAGTTCAGAAACTTTGTAGTTTTTACCATTAATCGTGTACAATGATTGATCAAAATGATTCTCTAAAAGGTATTCACTGAAGGTTTTCATAAAGAATCATTTTAAAGGCAACTCTGTGGGTTTAATTCCACCGCCCGCCGAATTGCTATTTATATAGCCGCAGAGTTTAATAGCGCTAGCACGATCAAATTCTACGTCTTCCGTCTGATTATCCACACGCAAATTTGCTCTTCTTGTTACTTTTCCTAAATAGCCGATATTTAAAACGGCATCCTTAATCTTAGAGTCAACATTAATATGACATTTTACTACATATTGTTTATCCTCATGATCGCCCAGCATCCTTGGATCAACGCCGCGTTCACGGGCGTTCTGAGCGGCAGATGATGGCGAAGAATTTTGCTTGATACTATTAAAGGAGACTGATACTAGAGCAAGCTCATAATCATTCATCCCCCTATCACTAACGGTTATTTTGTTTGGATTCTTTTCAAACTCTTGTACCATTTTTGGATTGACAGCATCCCCGAATTTATTAGCTAGTCTTTCGCCTCTTGAATCAAACCGGCTCGCAGCGGCATTAGATGCCCTATGCAGAAGATCAGATGAGATTTCATTTATTTCTCTGCCTTCACGCCATTCAGAAAAACTCTTCATAATAATTTTCTCCTTGTAAGATAACTTATCTATGCTTTAAAAGCCTATTTTTTCTACCTTATTAACATCTTTGTTTTTGCGTAAACTCTCAATAAAAGACTTTACATTCTGAAGTTTATCTATTTTAACTTCATAAGAGCTATCACTATTTTGTTTAACGCTAACAACATTTCCGCCATTAGCTGAAACTATATCTGAAATGGCTTCTATATTGTTGGTGTCTAAAACAATTGTAATATTTTTGTCAGAAAAAGCATTATATGAAACACCAACAATTAAAAATAAACAGAAAGTTAGTGCAAAAGCGGCAGGCTTAAACCAATTTATAGAAGATTTTGGTGGCTCAACTATTCGTCCCATATCAACAACAAGATTGTCATCTGTGGATCCACTCTTTCGTAGAGAATTCATGTATCCAGGAAGGTTTTCAAGGCTCATTGGGGGTTTGTTGTTCATGTAGGTATATATAAATAAAAATAATAAATTTTATTCCTATATATTATATGAAATTTTACGAATTAGACCAAAAAATACAAGAAAATAATAACTTTAAATTAGCAGCAAAGTATATTATTGAAAACAATGTAGATTTAAATGAGTTTTTAGATAATATATTGATTGTATTGAGTGAAGAAGATGAACAAAAGCCAGGATTCTTCCAAAGAATAAAGCAAAATGTTTCAAATATGTGGAATAAATTCAGAGGAAATCCTTATGATGTTGAAAGTGTAACAAACGCATTATTGAAGGTATCTCAGTTTTTAAACGGAAACGAACAATTAAAAAATACTTATAACGATGAAATAAATGCTTTGGCAAACGTAGTTAAAAACATACAAGCAAAAAGCACTTTAGTACCAACAACAGAAGTCAAACCAACACCAGAAGCAGAAGAAGCCAAACCAAAAAATGAAGATTTAATGCAAAGTTATATGAAAAGGCTTACTTATGGAAAGCCTGTTGATATATTAGTTGGTTCTGCTCATGAAAATTCAGCTAAACTTTACGCAGCAGCTTTAGCAAAACAAGATCCTCGTGAGATTGAAGAAACAAAAGATAGATTAATGGATTCTTTAAAACAAAAAGTTTCTATTATGGAAAAACGTCATGGCAAGGACGTACTTTCTCAGTCTGCAATAAAACAAGTTTTTGATCATGAAACTTGGGCTTTGTGGGATATAGGCAAACAATTATATATGATGGAAAATCCTTCAAAAAGCGGAGCAGGCTACACGCTGGGCAATCCAATAGTGGATAAGAACATACAAGAAGATATAACAGATAGAATGATAGGATGGGCTGTTACAGGTGGTGGAACAATAGATCTAAATAATCCAACTGGACCAAGATTGCCAAAACCTATGAGTAGCTTAAAACTAGCAGAGATAGGTAAAAAAGTTCTTGATCAAGCAACACTTGATACAATGGGTAAGTGAAAATTATGAATATGGTGATCCGCTTTTAGTGAGAGTGGTTGAGTAGGCTTGGCTTTTTTTGTCTCGCATGGAGCTGGTGCGAAAATACAAATAAAAATTATTGTTTAAATATTAAAAAATAATTTTATATTTTGCAATATTTTCTTTTAAATTCTTCTTCATCATAATTGTCTGCCTTTGATATATTCTCTGGACCTAACATGGGTCTTAAGTTTTCCAAAGCGTTAATAATTTTTAAGTCCAAGATTCCATGATCTAAAAATGCTTTAATTGGAAATATATGATCTACATGCCAAACCTTATCTTTACACTTTTCATAATCTTGGTGGCTTAATATATGAACTTGTAGTTGTTGTGGAGTGTAACCCAATAGCTCGTGTGTGTGGCGTGTCTTACACCCACCAGAAGCGTTCATAAACCTTCTAATATGTTGTTCGCACATTTTACGAAACTTTTTACGTAGATTAACAGCCTCTCTATCCGGATCGTACATGTGACAATTAGCACCAGATACTTTTAAATTACCACACTTTTTACAATTAGGATATCTTTTAAAATTAGTTAAATATGCTTCTGATTCTCTACCACATTTACAAATATATTTAATTCTTGTTTTTCTAAACCGTATCCAGGATTCAATAAATTTACAATTATTTTTTTCACATATTTCTTTTATTTCATTATCTTTGGTTCTATTATTCTCGGAATTAAATTTAGCCATACAATTTCTGCATTTTCTTCCAAGTTTAACATCTCTTAGCCTTATATTTGTTATGTTGCCGCAACAGCAGATTGCTTGCATTTTAACACCATTGTTTACATATTCTTTATCTAAAAGAGTGAATCCGTTGTCTTCAAAGATTTTTTTTGCTTCCCCATAGGATAGCTTGTTATAAGCAGTTCTCATGTTTTCTTTCTACGTTTGACTTAATATAGTGTATATTACAAAAAAACCTTGGCTGTTTCCAGCCAAGGTTTAGTTTGTGTGAAAATTTCACGCAGATCAGATGACCGCTAGACAATAAAGTTAGCGATGTTCAATCTTGCATAAAATTTTGCTCCCTCCCTTAACAATTTTTTCCCATATCGAGTTAACAGACCCTTTCTTGGGGAGAAGGAATCTGGGTCTAACACGACTGGTGTCTGTGTGAGTGGCACGTATGGGCAATAGAAATATCCACTGTCCATATAGCTGTCACCCTTATAACCCATAAGGAGCTGTCCGGTTGGGAACAGTGGATCCTTATACAATCTCCAACGATTGTTTACAGTACCGACATACTGGATGCCGAGTGAGCTTGTAAATGTTTCTGAAGGAGCTGGGGCGAAACCAGCGGTAGCTGTTTCGAAAACTGAAGCAACTTCTGGTGATGTAACAATGAAGTTAGCACCGCCACGAAGTGTCTTACGATGGATAACGTTGCTGACTTCAACAACCTTAACGTATAGTGACTCATACTTTTCCTTGATGGTATCACCAAGAGCAGTATTGAAGTCCCAAGCTGAAACAGTACCAGCGTTATTGCGGAGGTCACCAAGAACTTCACGATCGATTTCAAGGTTGATTTCCTGAGCAAGAACGGCAGTTAGCTCAGCCTCGGCGTCGAGGTTGTGCTGTGAGCGAAGATCTTGCTGAGCTTCGTAGCTCCAAACTGCTTTCAGTTTGCGAGTCTTAGCGGCAATTTCCTGGCTCTCGATTGTCAGATTGATCTCTGGCATATCGGGGTTGTTTTCCATGTTGTATTCATAGCTGATTACAACTTTTGAACCACCCGATGAACCTGTCCAAGTTAATGCAAGAGCACCATCAGCTAAGCTGAGTGTACCACTGGCAACATAAGCACCACCACTAACGTCAACGTTAGTGAGGCTTAGGCTGCTGCTGTTTGCAGGAACAACGAATGTCTGAACAACTGTTACACCGTCATAAACGGTACCAGTGACAGTACCAGCAACAACTGGAACATGCTCAAGTGTGGCACTTGTGACGTTGCCTGAAACACTAGCATGAACTTCGTTCTGAACGAACTGATGTGAATAGAAAACGTCAAGGTTAGCAGTGCCGTCAGCAAGCTGCTGTAGTGAGTTAGCATCATCGCCGGGGAATCCGACTTTGTTGCTAGCACCACGGATGGCACCCTTGTCGCTTCCGTATCTAAAACGGAGATAGTAAACGAGACCGGTTGGTCCGAGCAATGGCTGGACTGAAACGATCTTGTTTGCAATCAACTGTGGATAAACTCTACGAACGAGTGGGATGCTGATTCTCTTGAATTGAGCAACGTCACCTGTGTCAGTAGCAGACTCATTGATGAGTCTTTGGTTTTCAAGAAGTACGGCTGTATTGGATCGGACAGTACGATCTTCGATTCCATCTAATAAGCCAGTCTTCTTCCAACGAGATTCTAACTCCTTTGCCTCGTTAAGAAATTTAGCATTGATATTCATAATTAACCTTTTCTATAAAAAACTTTGTTTAAAAAATCCTTTTTTATACCTTAATTGGTTCTTTTAACACCAGCTAAGACTTGTAAATCGTTAAAGTCACTTGATTCACTAGCATTTTCCGCAATGATAGCTTCACCAGCAACTATTTGTCCTCTCCCCGATACATTCTTACTTCTTTCGACTCTTTCATTCTGTTCATTAACAATCTCAGCCTTCTTAGCTTCAACTACAACTTCTTTCTGTTCACTGATAACATTGTGAGCAGCTCTGACAGCTTCGTTGAGCTTGGTGTTCTCTGTGCTTAAGCGAATGCTTCTGGCTTCGAGAAGTTTGATTTGACCCTTGAGGTCATCAATAGCCTTCTTTGATTCTTCAAGCTTGGCACCTGAAGCAGCAGCATAATCTTCGTCGCTTAAGTAATCACTTGTAATATCAACGATCTTGTCGAAGGCACTCTTGTGCTCAGCCATTCTTGGATCGTTCATAATATCAGTCTTAGCTTGTTCATAAATCTCAGATCCCTTGAACTGTAGGAACTGATCGACTTTATCAACAATGTATTCTTTCATCTCAGCGAGCTTCTTGTCATACTCTTCGTATAGGGAAACTTCGAGATTACCATTCTTGCTTCTTTCTTCTTTGAGCATTTGGTAAGCTTCTTCGTAACCCTCTTCAAGAGCAGCTTCATACTCTTCGCTTTGAACTTCGAGTCTATTTCTTAGCTCACTGATAATTGAGTAAGCTTCGGTATAACCCTTCTCAGCGACAGTTTCGGCGTCTTTGAGTTCCTTGGAAAGCTCAGCATAAGCTTCCTCAAGTTTGTTGTTGAATTCAGTCTCTAACTCTGTCTTAGCTTCCTTCAGCATCTCCTCAATGGCTGAAGTAACTTCACTAACTTGATCTTCAGGCAACAGTTTCTCAAGTGCCTCTTGGATTTTATTGTTCATGAGCCTACACCTCGCTTTAATGAATTGGTTGAATTTTCTATTAATGTACCTAAGCAAGCAATTAAAGCTTGTTTATTCACTTTATATATGCTTGAGCTTTCATTTTTTCTCGAAAATTCTTCCACCGCAGAAGAATTTTCCATACTCACCACTGAACTTTCCTTTTTGGATGGAACTTTTTCTTGGTAAGCAGCAAATGTGCTTGGATCGGCAACTGCATCGAATGTTATTAACTTGTAGCTTTCGCCAATTACAAGTATTCCATTCTCGTCAACTTTGCCATTACCAACACCTCTACTACTGATGCCAATTCTAACTCCATCGTTTAAAAGACTTTTCAGTATTTTTCCATGAGGAGTGTTGAGGATTTCCCCTTCACCCATCATTACGTTTCCGTCCCACCAGAGCTTTGTAATAACATGGCTTGCCTTTTCAAAGTGAATGATGCTATCAGTTGGATGATCCAACTCACCAATCAAGCCTCTGTGTTTTACGCACTCTTGTAATTTCTTGACGTTCTCATCGAGTACGCCAAATGGGTACATTCTTTTGTTTTTATTAATTGCTTCTGCTTCTTGGAATTTACCTCTGAATTTGGTGAGCCCTTTATCGCTCACCGATTCATTCAAATCCATTGTGAAGCCAGAATTCTGACAACTGTCTATGAATAGTATTTCTTTCATAATTACTCCTTAAATTATTTGGCTAAGGGATTGTTGAGATTGGGCCATGTATCCTTGCCTTGATGTGTGCCCAGATCGTCACTATCCTTGTCTACTCCTTTATCGCCTTTCATGGTAAATTCCATTGATCCTGGAACATAAGGATTGCTTAGTGAAGGATATGTGTCTTCTCCACCAACATTTCCCCATGCGTTATTCATGAGTTCGTCATCAAGATCATTCTTGATTGTTTTGCCGTCACTTACTGGACTCTTGCCAGCGTCTACTACACTGGAATCTTCAGCATCAGCGGCGGGTGAATAACTCTTCTTGGCATGAGAGTGAACCATTGGATGATCACCTGTGGCTGATACATTTGGTTCCATTACTTCCCAATCCATTGATCCGAGATTGCTCTCGTAAATATCTCTGAGATAGTTGGCAACAAACTCAGCAAGCTGAACATCTGGCTCTTGCTCTTTGTTTACAACATAAATGCACTCTTGCATGAGCTGAGTTACTTCACCTACTATTTCCTTTTCTCCGAGGCTTTCTGCAAGACTCTTCAGACTATCGAGGGCTTCATATAGATCAGAGAACACTTTTAGTTCACCTGCTTCTGAAGCATCAACATAGTTGTAAAGTTTGTTTGCAACGTCCTTGAATTCAACATACTTATCTTCGCTCTCTAGCTTAACGCCAGTGAGGTTAACAATCTTTGATACTCTGTCTGCGTATGCATCGAAAGCGGTTCTTAAGATTGCTTCGGAGATGAATTCACATGTGTTATCGTCATAATTTCTGGCACCAGCCATCTCAAGAGCACTCTTTACTGTTTCAGCCATTTCTGACTGTGTGAGATAAAGAGCTTCTGGGAAACTGGCAACTACGTTCTCAAGAGCTGTTTCTAAGCCATTGTTGTTTGAAACATTGTTTTGTTTCTTGATTTCAACAATGTGCCTGGCGAACTTTTCATTTTCGCAAAGCTTCTTAGCCTTGTTTCTTAGAACCTTAACTTCGGTATCCATGGTCTTCCAATCAAAGCTCAGAATCTTACCTTCATTCTTCTTGAGATCTGATGGGATCTTAACAGCAACTACATTGCCCTTATCATCATGGTCTACGATGCATTCCTTATAGAATGGACCCATTTCTTTGTGATTTACATAACCAAGAACGTTCTCTGTTAAGGTGTTCCATTCTTTCATGGTCTTAACAACATATGTTCTGGCTCTTGGGTTTGACATACCCTTGAGTTTTCTCTTAGCTGGGGCTGTTAGAGTTTTAAAAGCACTCTTCATACCCTTTCTCTTTCTCTTGGTCTTCATCATGTTAATTATACGCTTTCTAACAAGCGATCTGGGCTGGCGTTTGTTCTTTAGCTTACTACGTCTGCCACGTGGATTTGATATCTTTACTTTGTAGCCCTCAGTTATGCTTCTTTTTACACTTGGGAGGTTAAGATACTCAGCAAGTTTGGCACCAGCTTCTTCTTCTTTGTTTTCAATTAGATCATCAACTAATGATGAAATAAGCTTCTTTGACTCATTCTTTTCGCTATCTTCGTCCACCACTAGCTCTTCTACATTCTCAAGGCTTAAGCCACTTTCATCGAGTTTGTAGCTGGCACGAACATAGTCCTGATCAAGAGTCTTATAAACAGCTTCTGACTCGTTGAAGAAAACTAATTCAAGTTGCTCGGCTTCTAAGACGTTAGCTAGAACTTCTTCTGCATTAACTAACTGCTCTTGAATTTTAGAAATGGATGCCTCTTCCATTTTCTTCAAGGCATCATAGCTGATTAATTTACGCTTCATAATTTTATAACTCCCTAGGTAAGTTTTGATCTTCTGACAAAAATCCTCTAATACGGTATATCAACTATTTTATGATCACTTGATCACAAACAGACTGGTTGATAATCAGCCTTGTGGATTTTGTTCCACAACATTATGTATATATGATCGTGAGTTTAAAATTTTTCTTAAAAAATTTATCAAGGAATATTTTAAAAACAAAACAGTATTGATATATACAATTGACTAACTTTAAATAGTCTAAAAACCTAATTATTAAGAGAGAAATTATGAAATCTTTTCAACAATATATTGAAGCTCTTGACACTGGTCTTCGTGGAGAACTTGAAAGAAGTGTAGGAAACGCTTCTTTTAACCAAGATCAAGAAAAAGCTATAGCATCTGTCACCAATTTAATCATGATGGCAGCTAGTGAGTCACCAGCCAGGCTCATGACTATGTTAAAAACATTGAGTTCAAGTGATCCAAGCATGAGGGCTGTTTATGATCAAATCGATGTTAGCGCTCTAAGAATGGCTGCTAAGAAGCATGTAAACCCAGAAGTTCCTTCTGATAACGACAACACAATTGCTACATCACCAGATGATGCCGCTAGACATGGTGTCTGATGAAAAGCTTTAATGAATGGGTTTTAACAGAGGAAGCTAAAAAATCTTCTCCTAAAAAGAAGACTGAGAAAAAGCCTTCTAAAAAAGAAGATATCAATACTACCAATAAAATCCATGCAGTCATGGATATTGTCGAAAAAATTCAAAGTGTATTTAAAAAATATACTTTGAACACAAGAAAAGATGCTTGGAAGAAATTAAATACTCCAAAAGCAAAAGAACTTTTTGAAAAATTGCTCATAAATCCCGATAGATCTTTAAACACTTTCAGAAATATAGTCACCGAAAAATAATCCCTTGTCAAACTACTAAATACTTATAGTTAGTAAGACAAGGAGGACTATGAAAAGGAATTCATGGTTTTTGTTAGGGATTTTTCTGTACATAAGCGTTATTTTTACTTTTAAAATAACACGTACAGAGAACTTATACCCAATACCCTATTTAACTAGCACGAATCCAGTCGCTAGTTATGAGGGTGAGGTAGAAGATGATCTCAGCGATGTTCAGGTTCCCATTCCAATGAAGGACAGGGTTCCAAATAGGACTGGCATACAATGTGTATGGTCAAGCATTGAAACTATTGCAAGATATTGTGGCGAAAAAAAATTATATGACATAACATATAATGATAACTATAAAAGTTATGCAAGCCCATCAGCTGCAAGAAAAATGTTCGAAAAATATGAAGTGAAATATGAATTAACAACAAGCAAAAACGATAGAAGCTTGTTAATAAAGGGTTGCGTGATTGAAAGAAGAGGGTGTGCTTTTGGCGTCCCTGGTCACGTTATGGTAATAGTTCATTACGATGAAGAAAAAGGCGTAATAAAATATATCAATAATAGTGATTCGCAACTGAAAGTAAGAACTTGGACAATGCAAGAATTTAATAGAAGATGGGATGGTTGGGTTATGATTGTTTATGCCGATAATGATAAGATATCACATAGGCAAAACATTCCAATAAAAGATAGAAATGGTGAGCAAGGAAGCTACGACAAAAATTATGTTGTCACACCAAAATGAGTCTTGGCAGACCCACTGATGAAAATTGGTGGGTCTGTTTTATTTAACAACAAGATGGGGGATTGGCAAAATACTTGCCAGTGCTTAAATCTCTTTCTTTATATTTTTCAAAAAACTTTGAATATTCATCGTCTTCGAACCTGCCCAGTTTAAATTTATCCATCATTATTCTGTATACTTTCTCGGGCATAGACAAATATTTCGAGGAGAGCCCCATAACTTCAACGGCATGTGCTACATCAAATTTAACAGGGCTATATTGTCCTCGGTAAGGCTGAACCATAGATGGTGGAACTGGCTGGTGAGCAGAAGCTTGATCTGAAACACCACCTGCTCCTGCGGCAATTGCTGCTGCAACACCAGCTTTTCTCACGCCAGATTTAACAGTATCCCATATCCCCTCATCTAAGAATTCAGGATCTTTTTCAATTAGCCACTCATTAAAAGTTTTCATATTTTTATATATTATTTAGTTAAAATAATTTTGATGGAATTTCTTTCCTGATTCCTCCAAAAGACGCAAACTTAGGCTTGCGTCTTTCTTTTTTTCTATTTTTTTTGGTTGGTGGTAAATCATCACCACCCAAGCTCATATTGGGATCTGCTGTTAATTCACTGCCAAGTGGTGGATGATCATTTTGATCTGTTGCTGGATCAGCCATAGATCCATAAATGAATCCTCCTCCACCTTCAAGCCATTGTTTAAAGTTCATATTCTTATCAAATTGCTTCTGTTGCTGTTGGTGTGGCTGTTGGTGTAGCTGTTGGTGTAGCTGTTGGTGTAGCTGTTGGTGTAGCTGTTGGTGTAGCTGTTGGTGTAGCTGTTGGTGTAGCTGTTGGTGTAGCTG